TGCTAAGACAAGATCAACGGCAGTGGTATAGTGAGGTGGTCTTAATTCTCCATTATAGGTATCAATTGAACAATCGAAGTCTTCGTTTGATTGGTCTTGAATCTGGTGAGTTTTGAAATTATCAACAAAGAATCCACTCTTAAATCTATCAAGACCTTTTGCGTCTTGGATCGTAAGTGCCTCGGTTTCTTTTTCTAACAGAGAAAGTGCCGTGTAATATTCAAGACTGGTAATTCTATTGTCAAGATCACCAATGTCTTTCATGGTGTATCTCTTATGTTCTACTCTCTTGATAGATGCGCTATCAATAGAGAACATGTATGGAGGAAGTTTAATCGTAGCAACCTCTAAATTATCATCCAACGCAGGAGGCAATTGTGGATTGACTGCTGGTACACCATTGACAACGTTGAACTTACCAAACGCATCTAAGAATACTCTGTCAATACGACCAAGATAGTATTCATAGTTAATGACGATATTTTCATCAGAAACCAAAATATTTGGAACTGATTGACCACTACCAGTGAAGTTTCTGGAAGCAAAATCAAATGGAGATGTAATAGATGATGTGTTGTAATCACTAACTCTTGGTCTAATGTCAAGAATATCTGTGTTTCTTACACCTTCAAAAGACGGAATGTCATTACTGTACAGTTCATTGTCGTAACTTTCTGATGTAAAGATATCACCGGTATCTGAGGCATCAACCGCGTAATTTTGGAAAATTACTCTAAGTTTTCTGTTAGCATTTTCTCTTCCCTTTTTCCTAATAATTCTTCCATAATCGTAGAAAGAATTTCTTTGACCATTATCAAGAGTGTAATCTTCGGTAACATTCTTATCTGCTTGGCCAGTGTCAACCACAGTTGCTCCAATAGATGAAGTCTTACCACTCAACCTTTCATTAAGTGTGAAAACCTTATTATTAAGATAGACTACTTCTAATACTGTTCCAGAAACTGTTGAAACAACTCTTGCGACTGCTTTACTATCTTCACCAATTAATTTTTCACCAATCACAAAGTCAGCAGTCGTTTGATTCGGACCACTCATGGTCGAAAGAGTTACTGTCGGCAGATTTGGATCATTCTGATCATCCGACTCAAAAATGCCAAGAACTCTTAAAACATCTGGTTTGTTCAGGGAAATTTCTCTATCCTGTACTCTGGTTCCATATACATTACTGTAAGTGAGACCATCATTTAAAGTAGTGGTTCCAATTCCAGATGAAGCATCGCTAGATCTGGTAACAAGAATGGAAGAAACATTATTGAGTCTCTTCAATTTTTCACGAACTCTATTTTTGTTGAGAGTAGCAAATACTCTGATATTCGTCTCTTCCTCTCTATCGAGACCGGCAATAGTTACTGTTTTTGCATTACTTGCAACCGTAATCATGTCCTCGGTAAGAGGTTGAATAGTGCCATCAGAATATGCAACATGATATCTCTCCTCATCGAATGGAAGATATGCTTCATTAGAGGGAGCAGTTTCTAACGTGAGAGTGCTTGAAGCAGAAGAGACATTGGTAAATACTCTCTTAATTACAATATTTGCTGTACCAAGATCTACACTATCAATATTTTCAACACCAAGGGTAGTGAAGAAAGTGTTATCTTCTACATTGATTAAATCACCGGATACAACTTCAAGGTCGGTAATTTGCTGCACATTTTGTGGAGGAGCACCCTCAAAGACATTAGATACCGTCTGAATGCCTGCCAGAGTCATCTGAGAGGCAGTATTATTAATACTATGAACTCTCAGTACAACAGGATCAGAAATGGTGCTGTCAGTAGAAATGAATCTGACCAGATCATTTGTTGTGACAATACCTACAAATGTTCCTTGCTCAGCAGTAATTGTGCTGAAACCTGCTGGAAATACATCAGCGCCACTACCACTTCTAGCACTAATAGTGAATGGCGTTCCAAACTTTCTCTTTGCAGTTAATTTGAGGTCAGCGTTGAAGGTTTGAATTCCAACAGTGGTTCCCTGATAAATGGATTTGGTTTTTGAAATATCGTAGTTGGTCGTAATTGCAACAGTGGTATTGTAATTGATACCATCAACTGCAATCTTTTCTCCTTTGTGGAAAGATCCTCTAACTTGCCTGAGACTAAATGTGGAAATTCCAGATGCATCATCAACAACAAATCCAGAAGCACCACTGTATTGACCAGAAAGGAAAGCTCCTGATCTTAACGAAGTGAAAGGTTGAGTGATCTCAACTCTCGTATATGGGGAGATATCAAAAAGTCTGAGAGTATACTCAGATTCTGGACCTTTATAGACCTGAGACTCTAAATTATAATCATAAATTCTACATTCACCAATGGCGCTACCAGCAGGAGAGGTTGATGCAACACCAACTCTTTCATCTCTCAAAATAGCAGCAATAGTCGTACCAAATCCTACGACAGGTGAACCATGAAGGTTGTTAATTGTTAACTTTGGACCAACAGAAAGAGGGACTGCCTCTTGAAACACTTGTCTGGTGGTTCTTGGTTTATCAATATCAATTACTGTATCAGTCTGCTTCTCAACTTCAAATCCTCTGACATATGCTTTACCAGAAGAGATGACATACTCCATTAAATTATCAGACGGAGTATTTGCCTGATACGTCAGTTCTCCTTCGTTATACAGACCATCATTACCCAGATAATTGTTGAGGGTATTTCTGATAGAAAGACCAAACGGTTGAATATAATAGTCACCAGACTCATCGTGAGTTCTTCTTGCAAATTCTGCTTTGATAAAGTTATAATCAGTATTTTTTACGAAGGTTTCAAGTTCACCATCTTGAATCCTCATCAATTCAACAAAATCTGGATCATCGTTATCGCTGATCAGTTTTGAAGATAAGATAGCACTAATTTTTAATCTATCTGCACCAGGTGCAGAGTAATTACTGAAACCCTGAGCATTATCATTGAGTGATGGATCTTCGTCCGCGTTAATAATTTCTTCAATTACAGACAAACCAACCTTGACAGTTGGCATCGATTCATATTGCTGTAATAGAATAGTTTGGGCATTAACCGTTACAAAATTGCCCCTTAAAAAATATACACCCTCTTGAATGTTAGCAGCAGAACCAGAGATATTACAATCGACAGAGATTGCTCTTGCAAATCCTTGGTTTGCAGAAATTACAGTATTTCCATATGACAGAGAATCTAATAAAATTAGATCTTCTCCTTCGATAAAATCACCAGTAGAAAGATCAGATCCAGACTTGGTGATCGTAAAATATAAAGTATCTAAACTTAACTCAGAATCATTAGCACGTAAGACAAAATCAACTCTTGCTTCAATGCCTGAATCTTGCCCTCTAAATTTCTTACCAACTAGTTGATCGACATATAAACTAACTGGAATACCAGCAAAATCTGGATCAATACAAACACCAGTAAAAAGGTCTTGGTATGAAAGTTGCCCAGGAATTACTTTCGCACCCTCTTTAAAGAAGTGAGTGCCAAATTTTTCAATTTGATTTTGTAGGATCGACTGTAATCCAGTTAATTCTCTTGCCTGAACAGGAGTTCCTGGTTTAAAAAGAACCCTGTGAAAATTACTAGACGGATCAAAGTCATCATAGTATGGAGTGACATTGAGATTAGTTTCCTGGGGCATCTTCTTAGAATTCTAAAACAATTTTAATATCTTCTTTTTGGTTTGACGATCTTAAAACGGACGGTCTATTATCAACATAAATGATGTGTCCGCTTTGAGGTTGTACCTCAGGAGTTGAGGTTCCTTTGTCAAACGTCTGGCCTAGGAAGTAGGTCCTATTATTTAGAACGGTAGAGATACCTGAGAATGAAGTATCAATGGCAACTGTGCCAGTTCCTCCGGCAATATTAAATGATCCACCGTTGGTCAAAGTATTTTGGAATCTCAACAGTTTATATCCGTAGAGAGGTGCAGTGCCGACTGTCGATGATGTTGCAACTTTACTATCTTGCCAGTATTTCAACACACCGGTATTTGCATCCCAAGAAACAACTCTACCAATAGCAGTAGATCCAACACCAACAGTTTGTGTAATAATATCGTCTTCTTGAAAATCAATTAGGTTCAATTGATCTGCTGTTACCTTTAAAGCATATGTCGCACTTGCTTTATCTAAGGTTAGTCTACTAGTAGATCCATAAATCAATGGATCTTTTACCACACCAATTCTAGCAAACTCATTTCCAGTGATAAAATCTGGATTTGTATTATCATTTTCAAGACGAGAATAAATCATCACTTTTCTAGTTCCGAGTTCTTCATAAACATCAGAACCATGACCACCAGGAGGTGGAATAACCACACTTGTTGCAGCATCAGTGCTAGATGTAGAATTTGTAATTCCCGCTCCATCTAAATCAAGAGTTCCGAAAGAATATCCAGAACCACCGTTTGAGATATCTACTGATTGAATTTTACCATCAGCGTTTACCGTGACACTAGCCTTTGCTCCTTCACCATCACCAAGAATATCAACATTAGAGTATGTAGTTGCAGTTCCATAACCAGTTCCTCTATTAGAGATGGTTACAATTTTTAATTGACCACTAGTCAATGCATTATCTCTGACTGCCGCGTTAGTGGAATCTCCTTGCCAATCATTAGGAACAGGAATAAAATTAGTTGAATCAAATCTAAGAATATCTGTTGGAGTCAGAGTGTAAAGATATTTCCAAACATAACCATCACCGCTGCTACCAGCTGCTCTTGGTTCTAGATCTGTAAATAATGGTTCATCCAAAGATGGTTTACCAGATGGGTTTTCTGGTGAGATGCCATTATTGAGACAAATATAAACCCTGAAATCTCTATTAATTATGTAATACTTTGCACCATAAAGTGTAGTAGATTTAGAAACTGGTGCTAAGTTATTTCTACTATAATCATGTCTATACATGTCATATTTTTCACCAGATGCCCATGTATATTTTTCTACAACTTTTTTCACATCAGAAGAATTAACTTTCTTCATTGCGATCATCGTATCCCAATGTCGATTCTCTTCATTCAAAGAATCAACTGGTGACGGGGGACTAGTATTCCAATTTGCGTCTAACTCAGTCGCATTTGGTAAACCAATCCAGGTATAATACGAACTACCAGTAGACGCAAGTCCAGCGCGGAAGTTCTCCGCGCTGAGGATACGAAACTGTTCAGTTATAATCGCAGACATTTTGAACTTTTTTAGTTATTTATGTCAAATATCCAACTGATTTAAGTGGCGTTTTTCTGATGATAACAGGACCAGTTGCAATTCCTGTAACACCATTATCAAGAATTGGAGTAAATGTCTTCGCAATACCAGATCTAGTAAAGGTTTGAAGTCTACCCCAACTAAATTTGCCGAAGAATTGACTATGACCATAACCAGTTATACCCTCGGTGCTTGCAACACTTACAACAACTCTTGCAACATGTGTAGTTCCAAATCCAACTGCTTCTGTTGTTGCAATCGAAACAGAAACTGCTTCATATACATTATCTAAGCAGGTGGAACCAATTCCAAGTGTAGCACCACCAAGATCAAGAGAAGTAACTCCCTGACCAATATTCGTGTCAAAGACTACAAATGGATATCCAGTTGCGATATTAGAAATTGTTCTTGCTGCACCTGGTCCCATTACAGAAGTGCTTCTCAGAGGAGATCCATCAGGAATTAGCAGATCAAAGATCAAACCTGTTGTTGCAACTCCAACAGACGTTGTTCCAACACCAGAGATAATACCAAAGTCACCAGAGTAATCAACGTTTTTGATTTCTTCTCTATCAAAATTAGGTGGTGTGAGAAGAACAACAGGTGGATTGGAGAATGTATATCCAGCACCAGCACTACTTACACTAATCGAAGTAACTGCTGTTCCAGTTATCGATGCTGTTGCAGTTGCTCTGGTATCAGAACCAAAACCAACACTATTTGCAATAGAAACCAGAGGTGCTACTGTGTACCCAAGACCGGAGTTTGTGATACTGATCGAAGATACAGTACCAAATCCAGAAATGATTGCTGTCGCAGCAGCAGAGATCTTAGTGTCTTGATTGATAATTTGAACGGTTTGTTTAACCTCAGGAAGAGATTCCGCATAGGAATCAAACAGAGGGAATACACCAGTCGTCCAAATTTCAGTAGAACCTAAACCAACTGCTTTGATAATGTTTGTTTTTGGTAAAATGTTTGCTTCATATAAAGGTCTGTCTTTGGTGATCGCTTTATTGTTAAGGAAGAGATCTTCCTGCTGCTTACACCAAGTCATGGGTCTTTGAATTGTAACGTCCGTGGTTAACCCAGGTCCATCATAAGGAGAAGTATTAAAAGTATCAACAGTTGAGATTCCAGAAACAAATCTCTTATTCTGATCGAATACCAAACTGTTTTGAGAATCAGTTGCATTAATCTTTACAGTATCACCGGTCTTGATTGTCTCAATAATGTCTCGACTAATAACGTCAACGCCACCAGTACCACGATAAAACAGAATGGCACAATTATCACCAACCTTTGGTGCCTCAATAAAGGTGATATTTGAACCACCATCAAACTGATATGCAACACCTGGTTCTTGGAGAATATTGTTCAAGAATACCAGAAGAGTTTGCTTAACATCAATTAAAGAACCTTTGGCAGCTCTGATGGATGTAGGTGTTCCATTCTTTCTCATAGTGAATACTTTTGCTTCACCATCAAAGAAAGTATCAAGTTTATCAAATACGTCAAGATCACCAAATCTCCAACCAGTCATCTTGTCAGAGTCTACTCTGTTGACGTTAATTCTAAACTCACTAAATCCAGCACCAACCGTAGAGTCGGTTGGGATTCCTGTAATACCACCCTCTGGAATAGTCAGAATTTCTCCGACCTTATATCCATAACCACTATTGATGATATCAAAATTCAAAATACTAGATCCAAGAGAAACTTGAACATCAACAAACGCATTTGTGCCAATTTGAGAACCAGGAGAGTCTGGATGATAGATCAGTGGAATACGAGTATATGGAATTGGTTGATCAAAGACAACGACTGGTGGATTACTGAATGTATAACCAGCACCAGGATTAGTAATCGAAACGCCAGTGACGTTACCATTAACAACAGTTGCAGTGCCAATAGCAGTTACCTCAACCGTATCAATGTCAGCAGTTCTGAGACCAACGTTGTAAGTCAGTTCTTGAACGATACCATTGTAAGTTGCAATTCCAGTTCTATAACCAGATCCACTATTACCAATGCTGATAGAAGAAATAGTGCCAAATCCAGAAACATTGGCGGTGCCACCAGCTGCAACCAGAGGTTGATAACCAAATCCTTGCGTCGATCCGATCGAGACAAGAACTCCACCAACAGGAACAGAACCAGTATTTACATCATTAGTTACAGAAGCAGCAAATCCACTGAATACAATTGATGTAATGCCAGCGTTTTCTGTGAGTGAGAAGTCATTGATTCGTGCATCTTGCGATGGAATTTGAGCAATATCATTGATTAGGACCAAAGCATGATTTGTGCTGAAACCAGAGACATTTGTACCATCTTGTTTGATAGTAAAGGTCTTACCAACACCAGTTAATTCTTGGGTAACTGAATCAAAGAGGAAATTGGTAGCATAGGTGTGAGTTGAAGCACCAACAACTCCATTTCTCAGGAAGGCTCTTCCCTGGAAAACAGCTGTTGTTTGAATGCCAGTGTAGTCGAGATCATCGGGATCAGTTCCTTCGGCAGGTTTCAATCCATTAGGAGCAGTATAGAAATTAATTGTATTATCGACGATGTTATAAGATCCTTCATATTTTTCAATTTGAGCACCATTTGGGTGAGTTGAAAGACCCGTGCCCATCCATGCTCTCTGAACAACAAGAACATTAGTGCTACCAAATCCTACTTGTTTGACTCTCATGAATTCATCTTCTACTTTAAGAAGATCTCCACCAAAGATTGATGTGATTCCAGAGATTCTCATCAACTCTCCACCAAAATCCATTTCTTCAACGAGAGAGTGCTCAACATTACCAGGAATAACTGGATCTTGAATATTATTATCAAGGGCAACAATACACTTAGTATTTTGATCCTGAGAAGTGAATGTATGAGAAGTACCGATACCAACTGTGGTCAGATCAAGATAGTTACCGACATTGGATGCAAGAGCATCTTCTGCGGAAGCAGCAACACGAATTGACTTATCATCAACTTTAATTGCATAGACATATTCTGGAAGTTTGTCAGTAGAACCATATCCACTAATCGTTGTTGTTGCAATACCAACGGAAGAAGTTGTACCAGACCCAGTTGGGTTGTACTTCAATCTTTCACCGGATGAGAAGAAGTGATTTGGAAGTGTAATTAGATCATTATCAAGATCAACAATGAGTGAATCTGTCGAATCAAAATCTTGGAAGAAGATTGGATCACCACCGTGGAATAAACCAAATGCTCTTCTAACATCTGCCTGAGTGTTAGTATAAGATCCTTCAAAAGAAGCAATCTTAGTATCTTGAAGATCTAATTCAAAGATACCTTCAAGACCACCTTTGGTTTGTGCAGCAGAAGTTGTGAAAGTTTTTACTCTTACTTCTGTCAGCGGAGGTGGTACATAAACAACGTTATACTTATCACCATCTTTAATGCCAGTGATCGTACCAATACCAGGGTTTTCATTATCATAATCAGTATCTATATTACCAAATAAAGTCTGATAGATTTCACCATCACTATCATGCATAAAGATGCCTTCAAGTAATTCAAATTTATCATTAGTTACGTCTTCAATATGGAAAAGAACATGTGCTCCTTCTTCATTAATATTTTCATTGCCAAAAGTCGCAACAGTTGTAATACCAGGTGATGCAGCCGAAGATATGCCCTGATATTGTGCTCGCAAATCGCCAGTTGTTAATTCGACAGTAGCAATACCAACCGTCGAGATTCCGCCTACGAAGCATTGTCCAAAGATGTTAAAGGTGATTCCAGTGCCGGTAACACCTGCTTGTGGTGTTGCATTGATATAGAAAATGTTATTTGCAACAGAAGTTCCAAAGGTTGCAATAGCTCCAACAGTTGCTCGGGTAGAACCTGGGTCAATGTTGGACATATTTCCATATTCAACACCATAAGACAACCCATTATCATGAAGTGCATTGATGTTTACAATTTCATGTTGCTCCCCGGCAGACATTTGGATCATAAACTTATGTCCTGCATCTAGGGTTGAGAGATTAACCGCATAGATGTTTACTGCGGTGGTAACACCGGGATTAATTTTACTTCCCTTAGTTGCCAGTTGCATAATATCACCGACTGTGGTGATACCAACAATCGTCGAAATACCAACGGCAGTGTGAATGTCTCT